GTACCACTGTAAGCAGTCCGATCTTGACATCTTCATTTCGATCAATGGCCAACGGGATTCCAACCATGGAAGTCTTGCTTTTTTCATTCTCATTGCTTCATCTGTGGATATGCCGATCCATTGTTCGACGATTGTTCCTTTCTTAACTCGGTGTCGTGGTTTGATACCGAGTAACTCCCTCATCTTTTTTTGAATGGGGATAACTTTATAATCATGTGTGCACTGCCTGTACAGCATTCCAACTTTTCCGCCAGGTCGTGCCGCGAATAATGGTGGATTCGGAACTCTTCCTGCGAAAGACTTCCATTCCTCATTTCCTCCTTTAATGGGGTTGGCCGCACGAATAAGATCCTCTCTTAAATTACTTCTTTCTACCGTGTAAATTGGGCAAATCGTAATGGCTTTCTTGAGATACTCCACGTGCTCATAGACGAACGATGGTTCCCATCCAGTATCAGCGAATATCATGCAGTCCGGCTTGTGTTTTGTCAGTCCTTCCTGGGCCATGAGTGCGAGACAGGAAGACTGAACCCCTGCCCCGAGCGATAGTACACGCATTGTGGGCTCTTTTTCATTTCCTTCCTCGTCCTTGTAGACTGGCTCATGAGTTGCCGCAACCGCCGCCATGTTGTTGAGCTTCTTGCGGTCAACCTTGTGAGACATCTCTTCCAAAAGTTTTCTTCTCTCATACTCCATCTGCTCCTGATTTATCGCAAATCCTGGTTTAGTGGGGCTATTAGTGTAGCCTTTCCTCTTTTTTCCCTGTTCTCTGTAGCCTACTTTTCTATTCATTATTTCTTCCTATATTATATACTACTTTATGGCTTAAATCAATCATTTTGCGTGACCCCAGCTTTGGTCAACTTTATACTCTACTTTGGAAGGAACTTCAAGCGCTACGCAGGTCTCCATGATTTCCTTGATTTTTTCTCCCTCTTTTCTATCCTTGACACTGCAGTTAAGTTCATCATGAACCTGTATGAGAGGGACAATCCCTAATTCCTCATGTACATCAACCATGGCTTTCTTGGTTTGGTCTGCCGCGGAACCTTGAATCAGTCTGTTAAGGGCTTTATAGGTTCCGGCCCTTTTTACTGTGGTGTACTCTGCTTCTGCTTGTTTTAATGGTAGAGCTTTATGAAATTCCCTGGTGAACCATGAAGGTTCATAGAGATCAAATCTACATTTTCTACCTAATAGTGTTCTGATGGTGCCCACGGCACTGGCCCTGTTCATCACGTCTTCCAGCATTCCCTGCATGAAAGGAACCTTGATTCTAAATTCTTTTAAAATATTCTTTGCTTCCAGTGGTGTGATGTCCAAATCAACGGCCATCTTCTTGTATCCCATTCCGTACATAACTCCCAGACCTATGGTCTTCGCCAGTTTTCTTGGTATGTCTGCCATGTCAGCTGTCTGTTGATGAAAGTCCAAGTCTTTTTCTTTGTAGGCTTGTTGAACTTCATGTGCTCCGTCGTTCTTATTAAGAACAGCAAAATGCGTAAGGAGCCTAGGTTCCTGCTGGGAATAGTCGGCTGAAAGCCATTCCTCTCCTTCTTCTGGTATGAAAATCTTTCTTATTTCTACACCCATTTCTCCTCTTATAGGAATCTGTTGCAGATTAGGACAATACATGGAAAATCTTCCTGTGACTGTTCCTCCTGTATCACTCCTTATCTGGTTTATATGGGCATGTATTCTGTCATTGTGTATGTATTTTGCGATTCCATCTATGAATGTTCCTTGCAACTTATTAAATACTCTTGCTTTTGTAATGAGTCGTGGAAGCTCATGTTCATGGGTTTCCAGGAATGTTTGAGTAAAGCTGGGAGCGTGTGTCTTCTCCGTCATAGGATATTCCAGGTTAAGTGTGTCAAACGCCTTCGCAACTGACCTAGCTGACCACAGATCCACATAAAATCCTGTTAGATCTTTCACTCTCTTTAAAATTTTTTTCTCTTTGTTTTTAAGTTTGCTCTTTAAAGAAAAGGCCTTTGTCATATCGACTCTTACGCCTTTCCTGGTCATATTGAATATGACATTAATAAGTCGGCATTCTACGTCGTAGATACCTTGAAGAGAGTCCTTTTCTATTTCAATCTTTAATCTTTCATGCAATTGTAAAGTTAGCCTTGCATCTGCTTCAGCATATTCCCCCACAAATTGTGCATTCATTTTGTACATTTCACTCTTAGGATCCAACCCCAGTTCCGCCGCAGCTTTCTTAAGGGTAGCTTCGTTTTTATATTCTCCTAGATATTGAGATGCTATGCTGTTTAATGCATAAGAAAATCTATTCTCATCAATGAGGGCTGCCGCAATCATTGTATCATGTATGTATCCTTTCACTTCTATTCCTATTCTCCACAGCCACCCAATGTCATACTGCGCATTATGAAACACTTTGTCTATTGAATCGTCTTCACATACAGATTTAATGTATTTTAGGACAGCTTTCTTGTCCATATTTCCACCACCGTCATGATCAATAGGATAATAAGCACTGAATTGACCGTCAGATATGGCAATGCCTATGACTTTGCCTATTCCTCTAGGCCAACCTGGACCCATTTTCTTCAGATCCGTATCACATGTTTCCAAGTCAATAGCCACTACAGGATGACCCTTCATGGATGGAAATTCAGTGGGGTGAACCCACTCTGATTTTATGGTATTAGCGAATATGAATTCATTTTGTTTCATTTTTTTCCTCATTAAGTTTTTTGATGTGTTCCCACGTTTCTCTTCCTCTTCTCGTTCCTTCATCGTCCGGATACTGATCCTCTAGGAGCAGTTCGGCATAGTGGATAACTTTTTCTATGTCCTGCTTTCCACCCTTTATGCTGTGCCTGGTGATGTATTTGACGATGTTTCCTTCATACCAGCCAAGCTTGTTCCTGACTATGTAATGACTCGGTTGTATGGCCATTTTCTTATAGTGATCCCCACCTACCTGTTTCTTGTGGGCGCTCATATTTCAAATCCTCCGTAACTTTGTGAATCCACGATGTGCAGCTGTTTTTTTGCACGCGTGACTGCCACATAAAAAGCCCTATTGGTATCATCAGGGTTAATCGCCATCTCCTCTTGGTTGGCAGGTGACAGATCTGTTAAAAGCATGACATTATCACACTCACCACCCTTCGCCATGTGAATGGTGCTCAGGCTTATGTTCGGCTCGGTTGATAAAGTTGGGTTAATTTTCTCCAAGGACTTTATATAATTGATGTTCCTGGATCCTATTTTTTCAAATACTTCATCCCAGTGCTCACTTGAAGTGCATAAACCATGGTTCATGACTAATTGTTCCAGGTCATAAGTTTCATCTTCATTCAATGATTTCAATCCTTTATAGCCGTGTGCCACCCCAGTCTTGGTCGGAAGGTAGCTGTAAATATATCCTACGTCCTTGTATGAAAGGTTTTCACCTTTTTGTAATTTTTTCCATGCATCCACCGCTGATAAAATTTCTTTTTCTACCGGAAGCTTGTTTTTTATTTTGTAAGGCAGTCCCTTGTACTGTAAATCTTCTTCAATTTCCTTCAACATGTAACCACAGGTTGCAAGAACCAGCCATTTACCACTGCTCAGATCAACTGAATCAGCGAATGAATGCAGCTCCACAATTCCTTTTTCTTTTCTTGGATGCCATATCTTTTCTCTTCTGTTGCCAATGCGACTCACTATTGAAGCTGCAACTTCATGCACGGCTTGCGGGCATCTGTATGAGTACTCCAACGTGGTGACTTTTCCTTTAAGATTGATAAAATATTCTATGTCCGCTCCGGCCCACCTGTATATCGCCTGGTCGTCATCGCCGCTGATATAAACCCTCTTTGCATTTTTCCATATTTTTTCACACATGCTCCATTGCAATCTGGTAAGATCCTGTGCTTCATCTATGAAGACCACCTCTAATTTAGGTGTGGGCCCAAATTTTACCCATTGGGTGAGCATGTCTGTGAAGTCATATTTGTTGTTTTTGTGTTTGAATTCTTCCAATGACTTGGATACCTTGAGTAAATCATATAGGTCAAAATTGAAATAAGAGGCGTTGTAATATTCATCCAGCTCCATGCATTTAGTTCTAGCTTTATTTATCTCCCTGATAAATTTATTGTCAGTGTGGATGATTCCTGTGTCTTCCCAGTCTTGTGTTACATATTCCAGATCAATTCCATACAGGTCAGCCATCTTTCTGTAATCCGCTACCCTCATTACTTCAGAATTATTCATTCCTAGTTGCCGTTTTCCAAACGCATGAAGAGTGCTGAAATAAGGAAGGTCATCCTCGGTTAAATTAAATTTTTCCTGCGCCCGTTTAGATGCTTCATTTGCTGCCTTTGTAGTGAATGTGACGAATGCTATCTCTCCTGGATCCGCAGTTTTTTCCTTTAGTTCCCGGTCCATGATCCTCAGCAGGTTCTCCGTCTTCCCCGTGCCGGGTGGTCCTAGTATGATGTTAATTTTTTCCATTCATCTCCTCATATATTTCCAGTATTCGTTTACAATCGTCAGGAGTAACACCACTTTTTCTACTATTAAATTCCCATGAGCAAAAAACAATATTATTTTTATCATAGGGTTTTCTAGGGTCTACACGATCAATTGATATATTAGTAGGATAAGGAGTACGTTTTTTTCTAGGCAGATCTTTATTATCCTTAAAGCTTCGTATAGTGGTAAGTTTAGATCCAGTATAACGACAACATGGTCCATATTTAGTTAAATGTTGCTCCCATAATTCATAAAATTCTTCCTTGGTAATATTTATTTCTCGTTTTATCTTACGTGTCTTATATATTTTTTCTGATCTCTGTCTTATTCCATGCCACATTTCATTTAAAAAACCTTTAAAGGTGTTTTGATATTTTATTCTCCATCCTTCTGGATAACTAGAATACATTAAACTCCTCCTTCGGTTTTACTTCATGTTCGTCTTCCTGCTTTTCAAAAGACGGAATGCCCCATACATTCACGCCCCTTCCTTTTATCTTGAAAAACTTCTGCGCTTTTTCTACATTCCACCCTGGAATGACGTCCTGCAACGCCGCTATGATCTGTCCGCTGTTTCCATAGTGATTGAACCTGTTCCTTATAAGATGTGCGTGCAAGTCCTTGAGCCTGAAGTACGTCGTGCCATAATCCGGCATTTCAGGATCGTCCTGCGTCCACGGTCTGCGCTGCCTGATTTCTTCCTTAGTTCTGGCCTGCGCCCTTTCAGTGCAAAACTCCTGGAGGTGAGCTAAAAACTGTCCGGACACAGATCCATCACTCGATACTGGCGTAATCTGGGCTTTTTTCATTTTAGCGTCGATTTGTTGTTGCCAGTCCGAATTCTTCATCAACGGCGGCATGCTATTTGTATCCTCCATGACACGCAGTTGAAATTTTTGTTGACTCTGTAATTGTTCTGTACTCAATTGAATTTTATAGTCAGGTTTTTCGGGGTTTGGATTTGGAATTTCCATCCACCATATGGGTGGCTTGGAATCCAGCTTGGTTAAGACTCCAAGTTCCTGCATTACATTGTTTTCCCCAACACCGTATTTTCTGAACTTACACACGGAGGCGTTGCAATAGGAAACAATTGGCTGATCCTTGCATTTATAGCGATAATCCTTTTTATTTAACTGTTTAACTATGATGGAAATTTCCTTGTGATCCAATGGTGGTTCCATATATCTCTGATTATATTTCTCCAACAGCTTCTCCCAGTTGGTGGGATCAAATTTCTTTAAGTAAACTCCAATATTGAACAGTCCATTATTTCTCGTTCCTTCCGGAAATCCCTGGTCACACAACGCCTGCAGGCATGGTGGACCGTCCTTTATGGCTTCCTCGTCTCCTTTGATGTTGACTTTATCCAGATCCTCAACAACGTATTTATCATACATTGTGTAAAACTCTTTTAAATTTGCAGATTCTCCATTATTTTTAATGGCGAATCTCACTGTCTTTTTTGCATTATAATATGGAAGGTTGAGGAAATTCCCCACCTCCCCTTTTTCCGGCTGGATGCCGGATTGTTTTGGAAATATTTCTGCATTCGATTGTCCCAGCAATGCTGCAATAGCGGAAAGCTTATTTTTCATGGTCTTTGAAGCGATCGTATTTTTCATGAATAAGAAGAGATGGGCACCTCCGCTTTTTGACTTGCAGTAAACTAATGGTAGTTTTAATTTT